TCATACTTGACCATTGCTACCGTCCCCCTTCTTTGGTGTGGTGTAGGTCAAAGCCTGAGAGCTGTCGGACACGCCCGCGGTCGTCGGATCAGTCACAACCCCAAGAATTGACAGCACCGCGAATACAGCGTTGACGATGCCAGTCAGCTGTGTACCAAGATTGGCGAAGTCCCACTTGTATCCAAAAGGCGCAGCCACAGCTTGCGCAAGCAATAAAATAGCCGGCACTAGGGCCAGCCAGAATTTGACGCTCAATACTCGTACTTTCCAATTAATCTTCATGGTTATCTTCTCCTTTAATGCCTACATGGTCTTCTAATCGAGTGATTCTAACCGAATGGCTACCGAGCTCGTCATCGTGTGTCCTCAGATGTTGTCCCAAATCTGCCAGTGACTGTTCGTGCAGCTTGAGCTGACGATTAATCGTCTCTGAAAGCACTTGAATATCAGAACGCAATGGGTCTAAGGCAATCTTTTTGAACAGCCAACTGCCTGCGCTCACACCCACCCCGATGACTGATATGAACTCCGCCCAGTCACCAATCGTGTATCCCAAAAATGTCACTTTCTCACTTCCTTCCACAAAAATACCGCTAGGCGTTTGCCCCAGCGGCGTAGTCATTACCGGTTATCTGCTTGTACTCATCAGCCGTTATCATCGCTGGCACGTATGGCGCTAGGTCAATCCCCCAGCTGTTAAATAGTACACACTGGTCATAGTTGCTCATGACTTCGCCTCCAATTGCGCTAGACGCAAACTTAATGAGGCAATCAATTGCTGCTCAGTAGTCGGCTTTGGCGCGTATAGCTCAGCTTGCTTTGCCTCATCTATCTTCAGCGTCCCATCGACCAGCTTTGTTGCGCCGATGACGATGGCGTCCGTATCAACCTCGACAATCGTGTCTCCCTCATCGGCAAACTCCGCGCCCGTCCAGCCGTTGATATAGCCCTCTGCGTCCGTGTCCAATCTAACTTGCATAGCTTCGCCTCCTAGTTTGCCAGCACCGCACGCAGCGCAAACTCGTTTTGTGGATCAACCCCGTTTGTCGCGTGTCCGGTGATTTTCGTGTCGGTGATCAGCAACATCTTTGTGACCGTTTTATTCGTTGAGAATGTGGATAGTGGGAAGTTCATCCCTTTGCCCGAGTACATTTGTGCGTAGTACTTGGGCACAAACGACGCCACGAACTGCGCGTCACTTGTTGCTCCATTGGTGTAGCGAGACCATAGGATGATCCAGCCGTTGAGACAGTCGCTAAGCGGCTTGGAAGGTGTAATAGATTGAGTCTCCAGCATCCACATACCGCCCTGCCATAGCAATTTGCCAGAATCGTTGAGGGCTTGTAGATCCCAGGCACCCAGCTGACCGAGCTGGCCAAAACTGTTGGTGGCGGTGAATGAGGAATTGACAGGGTCCACGCGCATCTCAGACCAGTCACCGCTGGAGAAGTCAGATCTTGCAATGAGGCGTCCGGCGTTATCAATGGTCGTGGTCCCAGTGTAGCTGCCCGCAACGGTGCTCCCCATGATGGCGCCCTTAGTCAAGGACTTGTAGCCGTGGCTGTCTAGGGTCTGGGTATTGGTGATCGTAGCTCCGCTCGTGAAAGTGTCCGATCCATCCGCCTTATAAGAATTGCTGGTGGAAAAGCTCGAGCCAGTGAACGTGACCCCCTCAAAATTCATGCCCTTAAAAGTGGCGGCGACAATCATAGAAGCTGTTATCGGCGTTGCTACCCAGGAAGTACCATTGCTGACATAGACCGCCGTAGCTTGGCCGTCTGCATTTGTGAGCCAAAATTGACTGTTTGCAGGACCAACTGTAGACGGAAGGGCGGTACCTTTGGCAAAACTAGTGATGTCCTTGCCTGCTGGCCCCTGCGCCTGCATCCAGGTGTACTTGCTGGCAACCGTACTATCGGCCGCTGTCTGGTCGGAGTAAACACCAATATATGTCGCACCAGTGGCGCTGGTAGTGGAGAACCCCAGCGTGCCGGTCGAATTCTGTGCGTACGCGGTGTGTAAGTAACTGGTCAGCCCATCCTTCCCGTCTTGGCCATCTGCGCCAGTGTGTCCGACTTCACCCTTGACGTACTGCCAAGTGTAGGCGGTCGGGTCTGTCGGGTCAGCCTCCGTGAAGTCTGTCACGGTGCCAATGTAAAGACGATTACCAGCTTCGCTGGTCGAGAAGTTGGCCGTGCCGTCCACGCTATCCGCCCAGGCTGTGTGAATGTACGACGTCTTACCGTCAGCCCCCGGCGTCCCAGGTGTCCCCTGCCCGCCGTCCTTACCGGGGTCGCCAGTGACCTTTTGCCACAGTCCCACATAGTCGGCGGGATCGTCGCTCGGCACCGCGTCCGTTTGGTTCGGCTTCATCGCGATGTACGCTTTGCCCGCCGCCAGTGGACTGATGCCAGTGCCCTGGTCATCATCGGCGTAGCGGATCCACGTATACGTCTGCTTGATAGTCGCTCGCAGTGTGTCCGCAATGGCCTGCAGCTCAGGACTGATACCCGACTGTTCCTTCACAAACTCGCCAAATGTCGCGTCAACCGTGCCCATCGAATAAGAATGCGTCAGCGTTAGAAGCCGTGTCTCGATGTACTGGCCTTCTTCGGGGTCGGCTAAGTGCACCCGATCGCCTACGCGTACACCATCAGGCAGCACAGCGCCCTCAATCTCATATGAGACGGCTGGCGTATTGTGCGCCTTGAGGTCAGCCAGTGCCAAGTTAAGCAACTTACTTTGCACCTTGCTCAGTAGCTTAGCAGACCCTGCGTTCATCGAAGCGATATCCGCGTTGTCAGTGGAAATCTGCTTGTTGTACTTTACGATGTCCGCCTTGTACTCGGCGATCTTCTTGTTATAGCCCTTGATGGCAGTGTTGGCGTTGGCAATATAGGTCTTCTGGTTGGGGATGTACCGGTTGTTGTTAGTGATCGACTTCTGCTTTGAGGCAATTGACTTGACCACTGTAGCTGTCTGCGACTCAGTCTTCAGCTTGGCGATGTCCGCGTTGTACTGAGTAATTCGTGCTTGGTAAGTCTTGATGCGGGCGTTGCACTGCGAGATGTACATGTTCTTGTTAGCGATGTACTTCTGCTGGTTAGCAATCTGCGTGTTCGCGCTGGTGATTTTCTTTTTCTGCGCGGTGATGTCCTTGGACTTGCTCTCAATCTCCTCTGGGTACTGAGAGTAGCTAATGTCCGACTCAATCCCCGTCGTGTATGTCTTAACGCGCTGGAGGTGGTGCGCGTCGGCACTCAACCCGGGCGTATACAGTCCACGACTCCAGAGCTTTACAGCCTCAGTGTCTCGCAAGATACCATCGGACCCCAGGACATAACGGCCATCAGACGACTGCCACGTGTGGCCCTTCAAGGTGATCGGTTTATCGTTAGTGCCATGCGTGTCAGCCTTTGCTTTGACACTGGTAAAGAGTCCGGTAATGTCAGTAGTTGTGATCAGATCATCAACATTGAAATCGCGGATTAGCTCGGCATCAGTATCTGACCCCCGTTTCTTGTGAATGTCGATGAACTTCGTTAGCACGCCATCGACAAACGTAAAGCTGAAGCTCAGCTCAACGCCAAATCCCTCGGCTACTTCGAGGATACGTGCCAGAGCGGTTTCATCTTCGGTGTCGAATGTGAGCTTGAGTGCAGTGTTAGGAATCTCATTGGCCCCAATCGACCAGCCCGAATCAGAAGTAAACTCGTCCAGATAGAAGTCAATGGTGTAGGCATCGTCCGCAGCGTAGGCGCCCACGGTCTCATCGATCAGGTCGATACCGGCGTCTTCCGCTTGAATAGTCTGAGTACCCTCTTTCGGGCTCCGCTCGGTGTGCGTGATTTCCATAAACACGCTTTCGCCATCGTTATCTTTGTATAGTAAGAAGTTGCCACCGGCGGCCATAGTCGCGACGTCATCGGATTGGCTAGAATCAAAAAAAAGTGTCGCCGTCAGCACTCGTTTGGATATTTCAACGCTTTGTACGTCTTGATCGTTGCCGAATTTGACAGTACCCGGCGTATCGTCAGTGGTGGCGGTGCCGAGATAGCCAAAACTTCGGTCAAAAAAGTAAAAGTCCATTAATCGAACGCCTCCTCCAACGTGATAATAGTGACAGGCTGAGTGGCCCAGTCAGAGACAACCGTCTGAATATCTGTTTCCGGTTCAGTGATCCCAAACTTGTCCCATTGATTGCCGATGGTGAACAGCGAGCTTGGCGCACCGTTAAGCATTACAGAATGGGTGCCGGTGTCGACAGTCAGAACGTCCCCAGCTGAAAACGTATTCGGAATATCGATGTCGGCCGCAGCGTTTATCCAAGTGAAAGAACAGTTCGACCAGAACACACCCATCGGGAAGTAATCTACGCTCCGGTAGCCGGAGAACCAGACGGTCATTGCATCGATTGGAACCTGACCGAAATCCTCAATCGAAAATGAGTACTTTACGGACATGCCGCCAATTTGAAGGGTGGTTCCAGATTTGACTGTGTTCAGGATGAACGTTGCCGTGTCGCCACGCCGCTGCATCTCAAGCTCACAGAAGTCTAGTGGCAACTTCTTGAGATTGATACTAACTGACTTGACCTGACGGCCGTTCACATTCATATCCATCCATGCGTCGTTCTTTTTGATCGTGGACGACCGCAGAATGCACGTCATCACACCGTATCCGGCGCTCTCAAGTGTGGTCTCAATACGGAACATCCGTGTTGTGACCGTTGGAATACGGTACCGGTTCGAGAAGTTAAAGGAACCGGTCTGATCGTCATCATAATTGCCAACGATGTCGGCGTGGAGCGATGGGCCTAGCCAACAAGCACCCCAGTCCTGAGCAATGAAACCAGGTGAGGCCGAGTTCTTGTCCCCGTTGAGATTGCCGTAAACCATTGCGCCATCAAACTTGTTGGGTGTGCTGGTGTCGTTGAGGTTGTAGGCGTATTGCATGAAGCCTGTGTTTTCGGTAGCGCCGGCGGGCTTAGTCTCCATACTAAACGCAATGGCCTTATCCGAGCTTGGCGCTGGTATCTTATCGACTTCTTCCAATTTTCCAAACTGAAGCACTCCACCCGTGTTCGGATTGATGAAGCCAACAAAGCCATTGTCGCTTTGCATTTGTGCTTCAAGCACCGGCCACGCCTTCGCTGTGCCCACATTCTTCACCACCGTTGTATCAGTTGGTGATGTGAATGTCTTTGGCGTAACAGCGTGGGCCAAGCCATCAGGACCGGTGAACGTCAGTGTGATGTCTGTGAAGTTTGCATAGCGAGCTTCATAAGTTTGGTCGCCGTCAAAAATAGCACTAAAATAGCGCGACGGGTCGTTTGAGAAAACCAGTCGCGCCGGCGCGTCTGTGTCAAGCTGTGCCAGGATAGCGTCACGTGTATGTGCTACGTTTGTACGAGATAGGTCAGACACGAGGTGACAGCCCAGTTCAATCTTGTTCGCTAGGTGCCGCGAATAATTGAACAACGAGCCGTCTGCGCGTCCGACTGGTGTCAACGTCGCTTCCTTACTGAGAAACGGCATGGACAGCGTCTCGACAACAACTAATTTTGAAAAATCATAATCGTTAAACTTAAACGAGATCATACAATTCCCATCCCCCTCTTCTTAACGCTTTCGTTCCGTTGATTGATTTTTACCAGTTCAGGATTGATTACCGCCGCAACTCGTTTTTTGTCCATATAGATGTCGATATCCTTGTCGAGCAGTTGCTTCAGCAAGATGGCGAGTGTGCTCAGGCCAGCGACTACAGCCGAGTTGTCCGTGGCCGCTACGTTAACGGTTGGCGTTGAGTTGCCGGTGGTCATCTGCATCGCATTTATCTCGTTGATCGTGGCCGAATAGTTTGGCGTGCCATTGGCAAACTGCGGAATGTTGTAGAGCGCCGCGGCTTTAGCGGCAGGAACGACTGCATCACCTTTGGCCAGCGGTGTGATGACGTTTCGGTCCTCAAAATAACTTACCGTGTTGGTTGCCTTGTGGATGATGGCTTCACGATAAGTCTGGCCGGGCGCATCGTTGACCATCGCAAGGCCGCCAGCGAAGTTTGTTGTGCCGTTTTTGAGATGGAGCAGCTTGCGAATTTTATCTGATATATTCGCCACAAAGTTAAACGTCTTGGTGATGGTCTCGTTGCCGCCAAATGCCGTCCATGATTTCTTTGCGGCTGTCAGCGCGCTGGATGCGTTATCCTTACCCTTAGCTGTCTTAGTGCTTCCCATGCCTTGACCTTGCCATGCCTTCGCGGCCTTAGTTGCGCGGTTGATGTCAGGCGATGCGTGGTCGGCAGCGGTTGGCATCTTGGTCTTGCCCACGTCCTGCTTCTTGAATTTGTTCGTATTGTCAGTTGCTTTCAGCATCTTGTGATTGAAGATTCCGGTGTCAGCAGTCGGCTTTTTTTCCGTCGGGTTATGGTTTTTATTGAAGTCATCCACAAGCTGGCCGGAATCAATTAACTTCTGCCGCAAGTCCTTGTCATTCATCAGCGCTTTCTTGATGCTATCAGGCAAGGTGGCAAAGTTGTGATATTTGATGGAGTCGTTGGCGACCTGCTTCAAGAAGCCTTCGTCCTTGAACACGGCCTTTTTCGTCGTGTCATCGAGCTTTGCGAACTGACCATATTTGAGATATAGCAAGCCCACATCAGCGGCACCCTTAGCATCAACGATGGCCTTTTTCTCAGTCCATGTGAGGCTGTTCCACTTCTTGCCTTGGATTAACGAGTCAATCAGTGGCGGCGTGGCCCTGTCGTTCACAACGGCCTGCTTTTCATCGATCGTCATCTTATTCCAATCGCCGGCCTTGATGAGACTGTCGGCAAGCGCGGTGTAGTCGCCGTTAACGATTGCCCGTTGCTCTTTGAGTGTCAGCTTGTTCCAGCTCTTGAACTTCTCCATGACGTCAGCAAGCTCACTACGGCCTTGCATCCGAATGACCGCATTCTTCTCCCAGTCAGGCATTGTCTTCCATTGCTTGCTGGCGGCCATCGCTTCCACGATAGTTTGCTTGGCGTTGCTGGTGATTTTAGCGTTCTTGAGGTCAAACTCCAGCGCCGCCCATCCCTTCTTGGTGGATGCCGTTTTTGTCAGTACCTCATCGAGGTTAGTCTTGACTTTGCCAGTCTTCGGGTCGAGCACCAGCTTGTTCCAATCGTTGCCAGCCTTCTTAGTCGCGGCGTCCATGTCGTTAGTAATGGAGGCCGCAAACTGTTTGTTGCTGACGACCGTCTTGGACATGTTCTGCTGATATTCAGTCAGTAGGTCTTCAGCCGCGCCGTTGTAGAAGCCAAAATTATCATAGAGGTTCTTGATAATCTCGTCTTGGCTCATGCCCTGCTGCTTCATCGCTTGAATGGCGCCGAGGCGAATGGACTTCAACTTAGACTGCAAGTCATTCTCAAGGCCAGCCAGCGCCGCATTGCGTTGTTTGGTGGTTAGCTGGTCGTTGTCATTGATCTCGCGTTGCTTGTTGCCATATTCTTTGATCTCCTGCATTTGAGCGGTGTGGACTTCTTGCAACTGCTCCGCCGCCTGCTCCTTGGTCATGTTTGTACGCTGACCGAGCACGGCTTTGATGACGTTGTTTTCCGCTTTACCACCCAGTGACAGAGACTTCACGGCTTCGGTCGCGCTGTCCTGTTGAAGGTTCTTGATGATTTGAAGCTGGTCAGCAGTCAGCGCCTCTTGACCTTTAGCGGCCGCCGCTGTGATGGCCTTAGCTTTGGCAGCGTTAGACTGCAGTTGCGCAATGCGTTTTTTGTCAGCCGCCTCTTCTTTAGCTGTTGCCGCGAGCAATTGGTCTGCGGAGTCGCCGCCGAGTGTCGCCGCCAGCTTCTTTGCCGCTTTAGCAGACTCATCAGAGGCCTTCTGCGCCGCTTTAGTCATAGCATCGAAGCCAGCCGCGATTTGCTTGGCGTTCGTCTGCGTGGACTGGTTCGTGTTGTCAAGCGCGCCGCTGATTTGACCGGAGGCTTGTTGCATCGAACCGGCCGCCTTAGATGCGGACGCTCCGATGTCGGAACCCCACTTCTGCGTGCGCTGTGCAGAGGCTACGGCTTCCTTTCCCCATAGCTCCCACACGGCAATGCCGGCACCAACGGCGACTGCGAGTGCAGACACTACCGGCACGGCTGGCGCGAGTGATGCTACAAGGCTTGTGCCACCGCCCGCAGCAGTCTCCATCGCGCCACCGGCCTTGACGGCTTCGAGCGCGGTCTTCGAGAATGCTGACTTAAGAACTTCCATGCCAGTGCCGCCGGCTTTAGCGGCAGTTACTGCACGTCCAATGCCCAAGGCGGTCTTAGCAAGCCCGCCCGTGACACCACTGGTCACCTTCATCACCTTGCCGAGTGCGCCAGCAACAGGGCCAGCGGCGGCGGCAAGCAGTGCCCACTTGATGATGCTCTTCTGCGTCTGTGCGTCCATCGCGGAGAACTTCTGAATGAGTTTGGTCGCATCGTCCACGATCGGTGCGAGTGTAGGAAGCAACTGTTGACCAAACGAGATGCCCAGTGCCTTGATTGACTGCTGGAATCGCTTGACCTTGTTCGCCTGCGTGTCATTGAGCTGGTCAGCAACCTTCTTTGTGGCGCCGGCGCTATTCTCAGTCTCTTTAGTGAGGTTGCGAAGCGTGGTCGTCCCAGCCGCCATCATCGCGCTAAACGCTGCTTGGTTCTGCCGGCCGAAGATGGCCGCCAGTGCGGAGGCCTTCTGTTGCTTGGTCATGCCAGCAAGTGATGCCGTGAAGTATTCGATAATCTTCGGCATATCACCCGCATTCTTTTTGAGATAACCAGCGTCCATGCCGAGGGACTTAATCTTCTGCGCGACCGCACCAGATGGATTGATGAGCGCGGTCAGAATGCCACGTAAGTTAGTGCCGGCCTTCTGGCCCTCAATTCCCTGGTTAGACAGCTCACCGACAGCCGCCGCCGTGTCTGAGACACTCATGCCAACAGACTTAGCGACAGGGCCAACATAGCTCATGGCTAGTGACATATCACCAAAGCCGGCAGCAGTAGCGTTGGCTGCATAGGTCAGCTCATCCGTGACGGCCTGCGTGTTCTTCAATTGGCCAGCCGTGGTGTTAGACTTCAGGCCAAACTGCTCCATGATGGACGCGGTGGCTTGCATGACGTCTTCCAGGGGCTCACCAGAGGCCACTGTCGCGTCAAGAATGGACGGCATCGAGCCGAGCACTTGATTTGCACTGAAGCCACGCTTGACCATCTCAGACAGCGCGTCATTGATCTCATCAGTGGAGATTCCGTATTGTCCAGCCCACTTGAGGCTTGACGCCGACATTTGGTCGAGAGAGTCGCGATATTTCTTTGTAACGGCCGCGCCGTTTGTCAGCAGCGGCCCAATGGCGTCAATCTGCGAGCTGAAGCTGATGGCAGACTTGACTGCTGTGCCCAGTCCCGCAACGATCGGTGCTGTGACACCCATGGTCAGCTTCGAGCCAACGTTTGTCAGGCCGTTGCCGATCTTGCCAGATAGCGTGGAGAATTTCTCCAGGCCTTCGCCAGCCTTAGTCCAACCAGACTGCTGAAGCAAGATGGACTTGTTCAGTGTGTTCATCTTGTTGCGGAGTGCTTCTATCTGTGCGGACGTCTTATTGTAGGCACTGGCAGCGTTAGCCGTGCGAGCGTTGAGCGTCTGCTGCTCTTTGTCAGTCTTGGCGGTCGCGCCGGACAGCTTGTCATAGGTGGCTTTTTGCCGAGCGAGCTGTGCCTCGTAATTCTTCATCTGGCGCGCAGTTGCTTCATAGGATGCCTTCATCCCGTTGACGGTCGTCTCATTGCCTTTAGACGTGGCATCGAGGGCCTTCAATTCGGCTTGCGTGGCCTTAATGGTCGAGCCGAGCGCCTTTGCAGACGCCTGGAACGGGTCGATATTCAGACTAATCGTGGACGCAATATGTCCCAAGTTTCCTGACATTATTTACCTCCTTTCCCTGCGAATAAAAATGGAAACGCCTTGTCAATGGTGGTCTCGAGAACCGGCTCTTGCTCCTTAGTGCCAATGAGCTTGTTCAGCTCGGAGAAACGCGCCATATCATCCAGCGTCATCTCGTCCACGTCAGCTAATGTGTAGCCTTCTTCGCGGCGAGCGTTGTAGAATCGGTCAAGCTGGCGGAGGGCTTTGTCGACGTCCGCCGTGGTGATTTTTTTGGTTCGGCGTCACCCGACGGTTCTTCCTGCCCGGCTGCCAGAATGCCGCTAACGGTGACATAGATGTTGTTCACCGCGTCCTTAGTCGCGCCGTCGATGACTTCATCCTTGGTGAATTGCCCGTGGAAGAAGTCGACCGCAAACTTCGCGAGCAATTGCTCTTCCTCGTCGATGTCTTGGTTAGTTGCGCCGTCGTCGCGCGACATTTGCTGAAGCCAATTGCGTTGGAGTTTGGTTGCGTTGTTGATGTCGCGCAAATGTGGTTCATCGTTGCGGACAAATTTATTCAGTTTGCCATCAATCTCAAGTTCGATTTCGTATGCCATGTTTTCCTCCTAAGCGCCGCCCTGCCGGCTCGCAGTACTGTTTATTTCACAGGCGACAAACTGTCAGTGATTAGCCTTGAACGCCGCTAGCAGGCGTCACAGTAATCTCAGCTTCGTCAGAAGTCTTCGGAAACACGCACTTGTGGAACTGCTCGAAGTTGAAGTCTGGATCGGACTCGCGGCCAATCAAGATCATGTTGCCGGTGTCGGAGTCACCACGTGGGGCCGCAGTGCCTTCGATCTTGTCGGCAGTCGGGTCAGGCGTGCCGTCAACCGTCTTGACGTCAATACCAGGCAAAGTGAACTTAGCCTTGAGGACGGCGACCCAGATTCCTTTGCCTTCTTCATCGCGAGTCTTAAGCAAGAAGGCAATGTCGTTCGGCACAAGGCTCTTGTTATAGAGGGCAACGCCGCCCACGGTCTCAATGCCGTAGAAGTCCTTCTGCGCATCGGGGCCAATGTCGTAGTTTTCCAGCGACAGCTTGGCTTCGCTGATGCCGCCAGAAACGGTCACATATGGGCCGTCATCAGCCGCGAGCGTCTTAACCTCAGCAGTAATTTCCAGCGTTGCGCTGGTCATGCCAGGCAACTTCTTGGTCTCGTCCGCAACAAGGTCACCTTTAACGACCCCGTATTCGGCGTGGGAAACACCAAATTTAACTTTTGTCATTTCGTTCTCCTTTATATTAAAAAAGGACTACCCCAGCGGCAGTCCTTGATATTCGTAATAACCAATGATCATCCGCAGACTCGGCGTGTCGACATCCACGTAGGCGTCCTTGTAGTCGCGTTCCCAGCCTGCCGCGTGCATCACCGCGTAGATCTGGCTTTGTAGGTCAGCATAATCAGTGGTCACGGGAAGCCAGGCATCAACTTGGACACGTGGATATTCAGCGACGCGCGCATCGTCCGCATAATCGGCAGCGTCCCCAGGCAACATGGTCACCCGCATAAACGGTGCCATCTCATCCGGCGTGGTCTGAAGCTCGTCATATGGCGGCGTCGTGGTGAAGATGCCAGACAAGCTGTTGCCCAATGGTTGCCCGCGCATCTCATCGAGAGTCTCTTTGAGTGCGCCCAGAATGGATTTAACTGTGAATTCGTTCATGTCACACCTCCAGATGCTTGAGCATTGCTGCAATCACAGCATCGCGCGTTTTCTCTTCGGTGGCCTCAATAAAGTGTTGTGGGGATTGCTTGCTTGTCCCTGAGTTTGGGAAGTGCGCATATCCGCCCGTCTCTTTGTCATAGCCAACGTCCACAGAGATGTCGCCAGTCTTGTCCGTCACCGCGCCCAGCGCCACGTGGTCGGCTAAATGGACAGCATCAGCGCCAGGGCCGTCCGTGTATTCCGGCGTATTCTCGGACAGTGCCTTAGCAAACACCTCGGCACCGTCCTTCACGGCCTTGCGCGCATTTGCTTGGATGCCTAGGTCGAGCGCCAGCAGTTTAGCCTGCAACTCATCAATTCCAGTCGTCTTAACTGACACGGGGCTTCACCTTCCTCTTCGCCGTGGTGATGGTGGTGATGTCGCGCCGCTGATAATCCGGGTCAAGTCCCGTGATGTCATATAGCACGCCATGCCACCGGATACACCACGATGGGTCGATGTTACTGTCAGTCAAGAAGCGGATGATGAATGTCGGCTTCTCTGTCCGCACGCCGAGTGTCGTTTGCGGATCGTTCGCCTCACGCAACGGAACCTTGGGTACCTCCGCCCACACAGTCATCTGGTCAGTCGGGTTGTCCGGCACGATGACGCCATTCACCTCGGCCGGTGTAAGTGACACAAAGGTAATGCGTTCTCGCATATTAGTCGTTCGCATCTGCATCACCCGTTTCAGTGCGAAGCTGGTTCACGATGCCAGCGACCGGCGTTAGCAGGGGATAACGCATCACCTCGGCGCCTTCGCCGCGATAATCGTATTCTTCCTTCACTTGCCGCATCATGGCCGCAAAAAAACGGTCGCGGGTGGCGGTGGGTGTCAGGAAGTCTTCCGGCGTTGAGCCGAAGCGGATGGCCGTGGCAATCTCTGATCCAGCATCATGGACAAGTTGCATCAGCAGGTCGTCCTCCACCGTGTTGTCGACCTTGCAGTACATTTTCAGCACCGCAAATTGGTCTTCGGTCAGTGGATCGGTGTTCAGTTGTTCAGCCATGGCGCGCCTCCTTATTCAGCCGGCACAAGTGCCAACAGGTCAGCCTTCAGCGTCTTGCCGGTGTGGTCGATGCCTTGGGCGTCAAGCCACGCCGTGATGTCGGCCACGGTCTGGGCGTCAGTCGGCTTCACACTGCCAGCGGGGTCGAACGTATCCGGAGTTGTGGTGGTGTCGCCGCCGTCATTCTCGGACGGCGTTACGCTTTTGGGTCAACATAGGTCAAGAAGAAACCGGCATTCTTGTCAGCAACCGCAACGCCAAACCGCATCCCAGCGCGCAGGTACTTGCCATAGACATCATTGTCCACCCACTGAATGTCGAGATCGGCCCGGTCAGCGAACAGAATGGCGCGGCTGACATCACCCAAGAACGCATTGCCAGCACCAAAGGACTTGTCAGACACAACAACAACTGGCATCCCCAAGATAGACTTGCCGGAAGCGCTGGTGATGTCATCGTGCAGCAGATGACGGCCGTTGCCATCCTTGATGGTGTCCAAGAAGTTGTAGAAAGTCTGAGATGCGATCAATGCGCGGTTATAAGCCGGGTCGAGGTCGATGTTAATGATATGCTTGAGGTCATCAACGGTGGAGACTGTCTTCGCGGTGAGCGTCTTGAATGCTGCCAAAATGACACTATTGGCGGTGCTTCGCTTCAACTGGCGGCCATTTTCGGCAACGATGCCAACTAAGTCAGCGGCACTGTCGTCGATGTCTTCCTGAGAGATAGGAATGGAGCCACGATAGGTGCCAATCTTCCAGTCAACTTTGGAGAATTCTGGCTTGGCCAGTGCCGGATTTTTTTCCAGCTCAGCAACTTCGTGAAGCACGCCATCCACATTTTTCAGAATTGGATATGTGCCGCTAGCTGTTTTTGCCGCGATTACGTGCGTGAATGGCTTGAGGTCGCTAACGGTCTCAAGTTCGCGTTGTGGCACATAAGTTTGGGCAATGGGAATAGTCAGCGTATTGTCCGCAGACTTGATGCCATTGTCAGCTGCTGTCTCGGACACAACGGCGTCTTCACGCAGACTAATAGTCATAGACTTGCTCAAGTCCTTTGCGCGGATGAAGTCATTAACTTCCTTACGGCGGTCTTCAGTCGCTGGTGCCACCTTCGCCGGTACTTGTTCACCCTTTAGCGCCATTTCGTACAAAGAGCGCTTGCCTTCCATGTCATTAATTTCCTTCTCTGCGGCTTCGACAGCAGAACGCTTGTCTTGTGCCGCCTTAAAATCTTCTTCGCTCTCGGCCTTTTCAGCCAACGAGCGCACTTCTTCCTTCATAGCAGGCAGTGCCGCCCGCTTTTCGTCGAGCTGTTTACGCAGTGCGGCGAGCTTTTCGTCTAAAGTCATACTTGTTTCCTCCTAATTAAAAAAGGCCCCTTTATAGGCCTTCAGTGATTTGTTCACGTTTTAACTGCTTGACCAGTGCATCGCGGTCTTCTTGCCACTTCGGCGGCTGGTCAAGTTTGTTGATCTCTTCGAGTGATCGTGCACCCACCTTGACCTCTGTGTCAGGATAGGCTGGCGTAGTCACCGGAGACACGTCATAAATGTGGTCGATTGACCGGATGAGCCGGTTATAAGGTGCCTCAGCATCCCCGTCACGTGTCCACTTGTCAGCGTCGGTGTCATCTGGGATTGTGAAAGCGAAGCTGGACTGCGAGACAACACCGGAGCGGATATTCTCCACCAGATCGTGGCTAAGCTGCGTGTCAAGCGGTGTCAGCTCATAACGCAAGCCAACTTCATCCACGGTCAATGTGAGATTAATGCCCGTGCGGCCTAACACTTGCGACTGGTCATGGTTAAACAACGCAACCACGTTAGACAGGTCGGCATTGTCGAGTGCGTGCGGGTCGATGGTCTCGCGGAACCGATAGTCGCCGTAGCCGAGCGGGTCAGATTGACGATTAAACTTCAGCGCATAGCCGGTGATGGCCTGCGATTTGCCTTCTTCGGCATCACGCAGCTCAATCGGCGTTGTCATCATGCGAATTTCCTTCATGTGCATCACCTCCTTTCGTTGCCGCCTTAGCGGCTTGATAGGCTGCACGTTGGTCGAGCCAAATAGTGTTGAGATTGCTCTCGAGCCGATTCATGTCGGGGTTATCAATCGACTTCATGCCGAGCTTCTGGCGCGCCTCGTTACCGACGATGATGCCGTTGGTCTTCATTGACGCCACGTCTTGCACGCTCGGCCCCGACACCTTGGACGTGTCAAACTCAATCTTGAATTTGTGTCGCTGCTCATCATCAAGCAGCTTCATCTCGGCCTCGGTGGTGATTGGCTCAAAATAGAACGGCATATCGTTGACGATGTAGTCATCAGACAACTGCTTAACGGACTGGTTCGGGCTGTTTTGCGCCAGTCGATAAGCTGGCACGCGCAAGGCTTTTGCAATCTGTGAGGTGGAATAATTGTTCGATGTGATGAGGTTCAGCACGCTGGTGTCCACTTCGAGCGGTTGATACTCCACGGTGTCATCTACCACCACTGGTGCACCCGAGGCGGCTCCAGATTGGGCGCGTTCAAAGTCTTCACGCATCTTCTTGCGAGCATCAGCAGACAACTTGCCTTTAGCCTTGAGCACTGACCCCTTGAGGCCCCCGCCAAAGAATGACTTGAGCGTCCCAATGCCCTGCTCTTGCAGTTTAATCTCATCGCCGAGCGATAGAAGCGGCGAACGGCCAGTGAATGTGTCATAGCTGAAGAACTTCCAATGAAGAACGTCTTCTTGCTGACAAACGATGGTGTATCCGCTGTTATATGGCGTGAAGCGATAGACAACGTGATTCGGGTCTGTTGTGTCGACCTCAGTCTGCGACGGCGCATAAAACTCGAGCATTGACGGTTCATTGGTCAGCGGGTCGCGCACGATGCGGGAATATGAGTTGCCGGTCAAAATGGCGTTCACAGTCATCGCAAAGCGCCACTGATAAGCAGATAGCCGGCCATTGACCTTTGTGTTCAGCAGATATTCGACATTTTCGAGCGGCACGATGGTCTCTTTTGCCTTGTCTTCCACAATCATGGGGAACCGTGCCACATCCCCCGCAATGATGGACACGGCGGTCAGCACGTCACTGTTGCGAAGCGCACTGATGCCCACATAACCACCACGGAATGACGGCAGTGTCCCATCTGCAAGCAGTGAGCCAGCCCAATTTGGGTCTGCATCAGTTGCATAGTCCAAACTTCTAAATAGTCTCAATTAATCACCTCCTTTCCCGTCAGGAATCATCAAGATAACGGCCAAAATGACCATCAATAGGCCAGAAACGGCCAACCCCACTGTCAAACTCACCGAAAAGCCTGCCGCCGCGAGCAATAAAAAACCAGCAATCAGGACGATTGCCGGCGCGTTTAGGACGATTAATTTGATTAAATTTGCCATTATTCATCCCCCTAGAAGCCGAAGTCATCGCTAAACACGCGGTCATCGTCCAGATAATCATCAATGTCAGTGCGGAATGCCACGGCGTAGGCATCCAGCGCCGCGTCCAGCATGTCAATCTTGTTCGTGTAGCGGTTCTTGTTGATGCGCACACCGTTGTTGTCACTCATCAGCACGGCATTCATTGCGGCCGCACGCATGATGCGGTTTGCGGAGTGCTTTATCTTGCCAGAGATTAAGTCCATTCTGAATTGCTTGGTCGGCATGGACAGTGTGAGTGTGCCCTGCCTAACTTCGACCATTGGCCACTCGGGATGATTCTTCTCAATCATGGTCAGCAATGGGCCAAATTGATACGGATCATACATAATTCCTTGAACGTCAAGCTCATTGTCTTCGATGAAGCCTGCGAGCCACTCATAAACGCGGTCGTTGTCGATAATGCCAGACTCCAGCGTTGACACCTCTGCTTCACCAGCGTTTGCCGCGCCGATGTAGTCGATGCGGTCAGTCTTCTGCTTGTTGTCGATGCCATCGCGGCTACCAACGAATGCATAACCGTCGAGCCACCAACTGCCCTCTTGTGGGATGAGCCACGTGATGGCGAACAAATCGCCCACGCGGCCAACGTCAATGCCGAGCCACGCACGTGCACCGTGGATGCTTGGCGCATCGCCTTGTGAGTTACTCCAGACTTCGGTGTCGATATAGCTGTCTTCGGTTGCTTGCCGCCAGATGTTCCAATTTTTGATTAGCTTTGAGTTAATTGTGCCATCAGCGCGAGCGGCCTTGAGCCTGCCAGTTAGATAATCGGTTATCTGGTCATGCAACGCGGGGACGTCCAGCAACGGGTTTGCTTTGATCCATAGCACAGGGTCATCGACCTCTTCGATGCCGTCCATCTCCGCGATAAACGCAAAGTAGCGGTCGTTTGTCTCATCCCCAGCCAGCACCTTCTTCGCATAGGGATAATTCTGCGTGTACATGGGCACGTTCATGTCAAACCCAGCGGTGGAGATGATGAACGTGAGGTAACTAGGCAACAACAGTTGGCCAGACGCGAGCGTCTCGAGCATATCGGTTGTCTTGGCGTTGGCATATTCATCCACAACGGCAACGTGTGGCTCATAGCCATCGACCAGGCCAGCGTCACGCGAGAATGAGCGGATAATCGAGCCATCGTCGAGATTAACGATCTCATCGCGAGTGATCTTAACCATCTGATTAATATCAGAATCTTTGCGGCACAACGCTTTGATGCGGTCCTTGACCATGCCGAACACGATGCCGGCCTGCTTGCGGTCGTTCGCGGCGGTGTATAGTTGCCGCTTGCGCTCAGGATTTTTGCCGAACAGAAACTCATAGGTGATGACGCCAGAAATGAGCAAACTCTTCCCGTTTTTCCGAGCCATAGAAATAAACGCGTCAGTGAACCGGCGCACGGTGTTGTCGTCCTTGTCTACCCAGCCATATAAGCTGCCAATGATGAACTTCTGGAACGGCGCGAGCGGTGTCGGCTTGCCAGTCTTAGGCTCGGGCAGCATCTCCATGAATGCGACGGCCTTGCCAGCCAACTCGGCGTCATAGATCCAACGCCAGTCGGTCCGTTTCAAGTCTTCTTTGTGGCGTTGGACGGCTTGAAGGACTGCCTTCGATGTCAGCAGCTCCCCACTCAGCACCCGCCCCACAAATGACGGCAACGGGTCTTTGAATGTCATCCGAACACCTCCTTGAGTGACTTCCGTTTCTGTTCCTCAGTCTTAGGCATATTCATTGCCATGCGGCTGTTCACGGATAAACCGAGGTCACTCGCTAATCCTTTAATTGCGGCGGTCGCCTTGTTCAGGATACCCACATAAGCAAAGTATTGCTCTTCATCCCCCACCGCCATGGCCTGCTTCATCCGCGTTGATGTGTTTTTATATACCGAATACCACGTGCAATAATTCTCCAGCTCCCCACGGTCGAGGTTTCGCAGCGGAAGTTGGCCAATGCTCTCCACTATGCGGCGATATTCTTGCTTCGCCAGGGGGTCGAGATGACTTGGTGGCGTCTTCTGCAATTCCGGCAATCCGTCTGCCGCCAGGAACTCCGCTTGTACCTTGGCTTCCTGCTGGAGCTTAGTCAGATTGCCCTTGCTTTGGCTCAAAACTTTATATTTTCCTGCCATACCACGTCACCCCCTTTTTCATAAATAGGGTGCAGCACTCCACTTTAGCCTATAAAATGGATAGAAAATGGGACGAGAAAAATAGGACGGCCGTTCAAGAGACCGAACAGACCTAACCCCCGACAAAACCGAGGGGGGTATCCCCACCCGCCGAATAGCCGGCAAACTTTCCGTCGGCCAAAAGTTGGTCAACCTTGTTGATTGCTTCCATCGCATCGAGTCGTCCTTGTTCCCGCAAACGCGCAACGCAAATCTCTCTTGATGTTGTCAATCGAATGTGATGAACATCTCTGTTCACCAGCAGACTGTCGAGCTTGTCGTCTGGATAAGTCAGGATGATCCACACATTGTCGAATGTCTGCTCTGCCTTGAGCTTACGAAGCATCATCTCATAGATGAGTTGCACATAGTCATGGGCGTTTATATTGTGAGTGTGCGCCGGTTGTCCAGTGAGCGCCGCCATCAGCGCATCATAGTCATAGATCAAGTCATGACTTCCACAATGATCTCTCACATATGTTGTCTTCCCACTTGCGGGATAACCAGCAATGACATTGATGCGCATCGCACGTCGCTCTCCCTTCTTCCGCTTAGCATTCTCCCTGCGTGTCTTCCAGTAGTGGCAGTCTTTGCAAAGGGCCTCCAGATTGTCCACGTTCAGTCTGTCTTCCCAATCGTCTTCGCTGGGGATGACGTGGTCAACCAGCGTGGCTTCCAATCCACATCGCTGGCAAAGGTAGTTGTCGCGCATCAGCACTTGCTTGCGAGTATGCAGCCACGCAGCGGAGTGATAGAAGCTCAGGTAATCGCTGTCGGCGTCCGCCCTACGCTGATTATATTGGCGGTCGGATGATTGCCGCGTGCGTTGGTTGACTGGCACAAGCGTTGGCTTACCATTGATGAAGGACAGCTTTTGCATGGGCATGGCCGTCACTCCTCATGTAATCCGGTGACGACAATTAGTCCGATCCAGAATACTATCCAGATGATCCAAGCAATCAGCGGCACGAACACCAGTAACCAACTCCATGCGATCAAGCCGAACAGCTTGGCCAGCACGAAGATCAGCGTCAGCAGTAGTACGAAGTAGTACATGTTAGTCAGCCTCCTTGTATTGGTTGATCTTGTCTGTCCTCATGTCGCACCATTGATCGCGCGTGCCATCTGGCTTGTACACGGTAACGACTGGCATAGACTTGTAGCCTTGCTTGCGGAAACGTGCATAGTCTTGTTCGTCAGCCATGATTGTTTGGACTGGCATGGCACGAGACAGCAGGTTGGATGTCATGCGACACTTGGCACAGTTTGGTTTGGTATAAATGATTGCGTGCATGTGTTTCTCTTCCCTCGATAGTTTCTCAATGATTGATCGCTCTATGCCGCTGACGTAGCCGTAGTCAGTTCGGATCATACGATTAGACATCGTACGTCACCCGCAATCTGCTCTCATCGTATTCAAACACCTTCCACGACTTATGGCTCATGGTGTAGCCGTTCTTCTTCTCGTAGTTGTCTGACGGCTTGGGTGTGCCCATCTGTCTAAGAATCACACCACTATCGTCGTCGACTACCTCATGATGGAAATGGCCGTAATGTACCTCGCGCCATGTAGAATTTGCCCATATGTCTGAATGCTCTGTTGCAAATAGCATTGGCAACTTGCGCAGCGCCGTATCGCCGTGGGCCATCATAATGCCAACGTGATCAAGTCTGAACGCTTGCCGATACTCAATGGTATTGTATACACTAACTTGCGGATAGCGATCACTCAGGCCATCAACGAATGCCCATTGCATGTCAAAATCATGATTTCCCCCAATTGCTCGTATTGAGACGTGTGCGGCGTTTTGCAGACACGCCTGTATGATTGCACCAATAAACTGTTTGGCCTCGCTCCACGCCTTTACGGTGTCCGCGTGGTCAAGCTGAGTGCCTTTGACCGTCTGGGTAGTCGCCATGAAGTCGGAATGAAGCAAGTCGCCGCCTAACTCAATGACAACGTGCTTGTAGCCTCGCCCAATAATCTCAATCAGATCGTTAAGCCTGGGCCTTAACATCTCCAATGTCGTGATACCGAAGTGTAAATCAAAAAGCGGAATCACCAAGTTATGGCGTCCCGCTTTGATATTAGTTACTCTGATCGGTGTGACATCTTCATTGAGCATCACCGACAGTTCCTTGGGCTGTAGTCCGCCCTTTGGTGCCAGCCGAATCTTACTCTGATACAGGGTTGCCTCGGGCGTCTGCTTCCAATAGTTGGAAGTCGCATTTGAAATACGCCATTGTTCTGGGTCGTATCCATGCGCCCTAAGAACGTCTTCTGGGGTGAGTTTCTGTCCCCTGACGACCTTCAGGATCGTCTCACTAGACTGTGTGCCATCTGAATCGTACTCGTTCGTCAT